TCTCAAACTGAGCAGACAGGAATGCATAAACATCCGGCCTTTGGTGGGTGCTTGTTTTAGCTATGTTAACTATATAGTTTTCTCTCGGTGGAACCGCCCTTCTTTTTGTTTTAACTTCAATCTTTCTGCCATCAAGAAGCAGGTCATACCCTGATTGATCTTGTGCATCACCTGCCCCAATGTGTTTTGCTAAAGCTAACTCACCTAAACGACCAACGTAATTTCCCTTACCTTTAGTGATGGAGTTTTTAATGGAGCCAAGACTGTTTGCCCAATCTTGAGCCTCTTCAATCATAGATTTATTAAATAGAAGTTCTTTCACGTTTTTTAACTTCACTAATAATAGCTAAGTCCCTTTCTTGTGGAGAAAAGAATGGCCCCTTGCAGGAGAGATAGGTCTTCTGTGGAGAAGATAGGAGAAACCACAAGGAGCCATTCGGTCTTGAAAATCTTTCACATCTATAATCTGTTCCCTCAATACGTCCAAAGTTAAAAGCGCTTCCATCCATCCAATTTACTTTCACTTCTTTTTCTTTCGTTTACGTCCGACAGTCTTTAGTCTTTGCCTTAATATCTGGGCGGCCCTAAACGCTTGGAAGTCTGCTTCCAAATCATCAGACTTAACAAACTGAAACTTACCATTGTTCTTATCACATCTTAATATGTACGCTGTGTCTATAGGCGTACCCTCCATATCCTCTAACGCTTTAGCGTAGGCCGCGACCTGAAGATAATACTCTGGGTAGATTGCCTTTGAGGTCTTCCAGTCAACCACACAATACTCACCGTTTATGGTAGCCACAGCATCAACTGTTCCAGCATATTCATATTTGCGGTGGTACACCTTCCTCTCTGCTGAATGCCATTCAATCTCGTTATCAGCAACCCAAGCCCTAAATGCTTCAATAGAAGTCTGCGCCTGTTCTTGAATGGGCATTTTAGGGGCCTCACCTTGACCCAACTTCCACTTGATGGCCTTCTCAACCCACTCGTGAGTAACCATACCTATGTTAATTGCAGACGTTGAGGTATTCTTATAGGCTCCTTTTATTCCTTTAACAAGAAAATCAAGACCTTTACCTTTGGTGTGGAATAAGTGCTTAACTCCTCCATCATGCTTCGTTTCCCTGTCAAAAAATAAATTCCCAGCAAGCCATTCGCTACCTTCTTTTAAGGCCCACGGGATTAAACCCGGCTTAGAGATTACATCCATAGTTTGGGTGACAGACGGTATAACCTTTAAGTCGGGCTTTTCCCCTACCGTATAGGAATGTAGCTTCTCTTCAAATTGAAGATTAACTACATCCCCATCATGGTATTCAATCTTCAAAACGGTATGTCTGCGCCTTCAGCAGATTGGTTAACATCAGAGGTTACAGAGCCGTTATAAGGCTTCTGAACCTGCCCAGATAGATAAGATTTACCTGCTTTAGAGGTGTTATTCCATAAGGAAACATTTATTTCCTCACCGTTCCACAGGATTTTTCCCGTAAAGTCTGGGCGTTTGTCGTTGCCCTCTTTATCATTTGGGAATACTATAATTGTATCAGGTTTCATTTCCATTTTTTATGCGCTCCTAACGCTTTTGGTTGGTTTAGTTTACATCCTTTCTGCTCGGAGTGTAGCTTGTTCGGTTCTCCATATTTCTATCTTGAGTTCCGACTGCTTCAAATCCCAACGTAATTTTTCTTCTTCTTCGATAGCTTGCGATACCCCTTTCGTTGCAACATCGAGTTCAGGCTGAATAGCAACCCAATTCTCTTTATCAGCCACAGTCCTGCCAAACGCTTTAGAGAATAGAATAGCCTTCTGGCTTTTCTTCCACTCCATAGCTTGGTAGGAGTTCGCTTTGGCTTTGGCATATTTCGGTGCAATCTCTTCGATCTTTTGTAATTCATTTTCTATGTCTTTGCTCGTTATCATATCTCAAACCGTATAATCTTTTCTTTGAATGCTCTGTCCAATGTCTGCATTATACGGTATGGTTGTGTTTCGCGCAAGTCCTCATCTCCTTTATGTAGTTTATCATGGCATTTAAAACATAACGGCATTGTGAAGTAGTCATTGGCCTTCCTTCCCATGCCCCCAGAAAGAGGGGCGTAGCACCCTTTTAGGTGATGTGCTACTATGGTTTCATCCTTAATGCCACAATTAATGCAAGCTAGAGATGCAACCCAATTCAAGTAACCCTTATGTTGTACCCTCTTATCCTTCTCAATCATTAAGCTGTTCCGCCGGGATTATGAATGATCTCATCAAGCTCTTCCTTATCTTGCTCCTCAACTAGCTGACCCTGTATTAACATATTAGCATACTCTACAATTTTTCTCAAGTCATCAACGGGGGTTCCTTTCTTGTTCCACCTGCTTGCATACTTAATTATATTACCAGTACAAAAGTCTAGTTCATTAGCTGTGATGTAATCTATCGGCGTGATCTTCATTGAGTTGTAATAGTCAGGTTTCATATTGTTCAAACATATCCTCCATACAAGCTAGACACCACACGCAGAATGCTACAGGGAGTATTCCAAAATTACCTGCAACACCCCCATCATCCAAGTCAACATCACCATCACATATTGAGCAAGTCATATTCCGCACACCCCACTTAAACATTGCTCTTCACTGTTGTCCTCAAATACCACACCGCGCTTACTGTGAGCTTCCTCATAAGGAACTGACGCTATAGGCTGACCACCCCTACTACCGTCTGGATAGATCGTCAGACCGCGCAATCCATGAGCGTATTTACGCACCAGTTTTGCAAACTCTCCAACCCTATCCTCATTATTAAACTCTGTACCCCATGCAGGAAGGTTTATGGTAGAACTAATCGCATGATCTACATACTTGTTTAGTTCAAACTGAAACTTAATCCTGCGCTCTGGATCAACAGCTAGATCAACTGCTGACTCTATAGAATCGGGGCTGATTCCTTGTTTAATGAGCTGTTCGGCTGTACCATCAACGACAAATTGATACTTCCATCTGGTTCCTTCTGTAAGGTAACGCCTGCGGTATGCGACCGCATAGATAGGCTCAACTCCGCTAGTTGTTCCAGACAAGATGCTAATTGTTCCAGTAGGTGCGATGGCTCTGTATCCTTTAGGTCTGTTAAGAAAAAGTCTGTCACAATGCTCATTCGCGGCTCTTGTGCTTTCTTGCTCATATACTTTCATCCATGTTTTTAATTCATCAGTAAATTCATACCGATGACCTCTCTTTAATAACCATTCATGCATCCCCATCAGGCCAAGACCAATGCGACTGTTCTGCTGTCGAACCTTCTCAACCTTTTCATATGGTAGATGCGCTCTAATTAATCCGCAAACAAGAAACTTGGATGCCAGATTAACCACATCTTTAAGCTCTTCAACACTCTCTATGTTGGCAAGATTAACTGAACCCAAGTTGCATACATCTGAATCATCTTCTGATGTGATCTCAGTACAGGCATTACGCAAGGTTTCATTCTGCTTCTCACCAAAGTTAAAAGAAAATCCCGGCTCACCCGTCATCATAGCTTGCCGACAATTCTGCATAAACACTTCTGAAGCACCATTCTTTAGCCATGCATCATCATAATTAAGACTGACGTTCATCATGTCTAGTGGCGCAGGATAGTTAAAGTTAAACTTCTTCATGTCTGCAACGCTGTACTCTTGTTGCTTGCCTAATCTCATATCATGCCAGTTCTTAGCAGTTAATAAGTTGCTTGCATCCTCATGCGCCCAATTAAGGGAGCCATACAGGGCAGACCTCCGACTACCGCCCTGCATGACATTCCTGCCGACCTCATTTAAGGTGAACAGGAGAGGGATGGGGCCAGAGGCTACCCCACCCGTGCGCCTTAACTGCCTTCCTGATGGTCTACAGATGCTGACATCTACACCAATACCACCACCTGTCATCAGGCATGACATAGCCCTTTGGGTAACTCCTGCCCATTCTTCACGACTGTCATCCTCCAACCTTAATAGATAGCAATTGTTAAAGAACCTTGCATCACGCCCTGCATACCAAAGGTATCTTCCACCGGGCATGAATTTAAATTCAGAGATGAACCGCGCTAACTGATCGCGGTCATCTTTTCCCATTAAGTTATTTTTCTGACCATCCATATCACCGCAGACGTAGTTGACTACAGTGTTAGCACGATCTTCCCATGTTTCATAGGGGTTAGATGCATACTTCTGCTTGAATATGTTTTGCCCTAACTCAGTCTTGAACTGCATTGTCGTGTTCTCTTCTCCATTGTTCAATTTCTTTTCCCTCTCTCTTTGCCATAAGTGCGTCAAACCCCTCTGGTGTTGCCCACTCAGCAGGGTTCTTATTCCTGTCGAATGCATTTGGATGATACAGGTATCTACCTATACCCCACTGTACCGCAGACCTTTTAAGAGCATCAGATAAACCCCCTTTAGCTCCCTCTATGTTACTATCGTCAGCGCCATCTGACTTGGTTACCCAAAGCCCCTCCACTTCACACGATAGTTTACACACGATGCGGTTACCTATCCACTCATATCTGGTTGACCAC